CTCGTTTTTTCCCTCTCTTTGTAAGGGTTTCCGGGGTTTTGGAAAAAGTTTGTGCCCGCAACCGTTCACCATACCGTCATCGTTTCGTAACATTCAGGTTGACGCAGAGTAGTCGGATTGCGTCCGGTTCGATCAGAAAGTACCGTGTTTGAATGGCTTCACCTGAGATTGACACGATGGCAACACGCCGGCTACTTATCGAAACCGGACTAGATCAGGCGGCGGCAGCAGAGACCGCCACAGAGTGGGCGTCGGCTTGTCGCGCTGTCGCCGGGCTCTTAGACCGCTATGACGAACTAGCACCACCGGAACGGCCCCCATCATCGGAGGAGGCTTTACTTGCCGAACTTGCCGAACTCTCAAACATTAACGCCTAGCGCCCAGTCACTTGCTGCGATCCCGCAGTTCGAGACACGCCGCCGGCATGATCGGCCTACGTTGGGGCCCGCTGTTGAGGCTGTTGCCCAGCAGTTCGGGTACGGCTTGAAGCCGTTCCAGCGTCGGTTTGCTGACGTGGCGCTAGAGCTGGTACCGGATGAGGAAACCGGGGCCATGGTTTTTGCTTATGATCGGGTCTGTTTATCGGTTGGACGTCGAGCGGGCAAGACTTTTCTCGTTTTGATGATGATGGTCCGCGCCATGCTCGCTGAGAGGCGTGTAGGTGTCCGTTTCACGGCTCAAAACCGGGCGTCTGCTGTACTGCACCTACGAGAATCTTTCGTCCCTATGATCGACGACAGCCGGTTATCGGGTTTGTTCAGTCAACGCCTAGCGAACGGTTCCGAAGCGTTAACTATTCCCGGTAATGGTTCGTTTATGCGCCTCTTTAGCCCGTTGCCGTCTAGTTTGCATGGTTCCGAAGCCGACCTAGTGGTAGTCGATGAGTGTTTCTCGTTCAGTAGCGAACGCGGGGCGGATCTAGAGACCGCCATAGCGCCTACTCTGTTAACTACCGGCGGGCAGCTCTTCCTAACGTCCGCAGCCGGAGACCTTTCTTCTACATGGTGGGCAGGTTTGCTTGATTCCGGGCGGGCAGCTACTCGCGCAGACACCGGGCGCGGCATGTGTCACATGGAATGGACCGCCGACGTTGACGACCTCGACCCCGACAACCCGGAAACATGGCTCAAAGCCCACCCTGGCGGGCTCAAAATGGCCGCATTGCAGTCCGCTTATGACGCCAACCGCGACCAGTTCTACCGAACCATCCTCAACATAACGAACCGCACCGGCGCTACAGGTTCCCCGATTGATCTGCCGATGTTCCGACGTTCAATGATCGACCACGAACCCGACCAGACCGCAACGTTAACGCTTGGCGTTGACTGCTCACCGGATCAAGCCACGACAGCGCTCGTAGCGTGCATTGGCGGCGACATTGTAGAAGTGATCGACCACCGACCCGGCGGCGGCGACTGGGTACCCGGCCTGATAGCCCGCATTGTAGACACTCGCGACTGCCCGACGGTGGCGTTAGATTACGGCGGGCCCGCCGGTGTACTCGTGGCACCTTTGAAGGCGTTAGGTGTCCCGTTAAAGGCGTTAGGTTCCCGCGAGGTAGCTGCCGCTGCCGCTTCACTCGCTGCCGGCATCAGTACCGGCGGTCTACGGTTCCGGCCTGACGTGTCAATGTCTGCCGCGGTTGAAGGCGCCCGGCGCCGCACCTACGGCGACGGCGGTTGGTCATATGCGCGCCGCGCGTCAAAAGCAGACACATCACCGCTTATCGCTGCATCACTAGCCGTTTCGGTTCACCCTGACGCCTACCTGAGCAACGGGCCTACCGTCAACTAACCAAAATAGTGGTATTGCGTTCCGTATCGTGGTACGGTTCCGCATCGTGGGAATACTCGAGCGTTTGTTTAGCAACGGCAGCAATGTTGTCGCCGGTGGCTACACCGAACAGGCACAGCTCGCGGACCCGTTCCGCATTCCGACCGTCGTGGCCGGCCGTCAGGTACTGGCCGACCTCGTTTCGTCGTTCCCGTTGAAGGCTTACAGCCGCGACACCGGCAAAGAGCTACCAACGTCAGAGTTTCTACGCCGACCAAACCCGCGTCAGCCGTCGTGCGACACGTTCGAGATGATCGTGAACAGCTTCACCCGTCACGGCGGCGCCTGGCTGTTAACTACCGCTGTCGGCTCTAACGGGTTCCCTCTCGCTATTGAAGTAATCGACCACGACCGGATCACCTACACGCTCAACGCCACCCGTACCCGTTTCGCGTCCGTACTGTTAGACGGCCAGAGATCCCTCACGTCTAACGAAATCCAATATGTTCCGTTCGTCCTGGAATCGTCTAGCGTTGTCGGCACGTCGCCACTCGTCACTATCGACGCCGCTCTAGTGCAACTCAACACCGCGATGGCATACAGCGCGTTCTACTACGGTTCAGCGTCAACGCCACCCTATGCGCTTGTGTCAAAGACCCGGCTAGGTACCGAAAAGAGCGCGGAAATGTTGGCGGCATGGCAGTCAGCGCGTGAACACTCGCGGCCCGCTGTTATCTCCGGCGACCTTGAATTAAAAACGTTCGCCCCTACATCCGCGTCCGACGCTTTAGTGCTCGAAGCCATCCAATACCTTGACGCCACAGTTGCCAGAGTCTTGGGCATCCCACCGACCTGGCTGAACACTCAAGCGCTGTCTAGCCTCACCTACAGCACAAGCCGCGACGAAAGCAAACGGTTCATCAACACGACGCTGCGAACTAGCTACCTGACCAGAATAGAAGCAGCAATGTCGCAGTATCTGCCACGCGGCCAAGTTGCCATGTTCGACACGTCCGGCCTTACACGCCTAGACGTTGACGCCCAGGTGCAGGTTGACGCCGACCTGATCGCTGCCGGCATTATGACCGTCGACGAAATCCGCGCCCAACGTGGACTAGAGCCAATCGCTACCCCTACCCCTACAGAGGTACCTAATGTCTGAACTACATCGTGAGTCCGCTGACATAGTGGCCGGAGACGGCCGCACAGTGACCGTACAGCTCGCAGAATGGGGAGAGCCCCGCACAGTGTCAGACGACGGAAAAACGACGTACCGTGAAGCGTTCGAGTCAATGGAACCCGCCGCGAAGGTACGCGTCAAGTCATCGCACGACGGCGAACTAATCGGCCACGCCGTAGCCGACTCCTATTCTGCTGAACCGCAGCCGACTATTGACCTGCATTTAGCCGAAACAGCTGCCGGCAACGACACACTAGCCCTGATCCAGTCCGGCGCCATTGACGCCGTGAGCGTCGAGTTTCAACCGTCCGAAGCCGATTACACCGAAAAAGGGGTACTGCATCGCGTCGCCGCCAAAATCAACGGCATTGCGATGGCCTGGGCCCCTGCCCACTCCGCACCAATTCTTAACGTTAGAGAACTACCCGAACAGAAAGAGAACCCCCCCATGACCGAAGAAATCGTTACCCCCGACGCCGTTACCGCTGCAGATCTTGCAGCGTTCGGTGATGACCTGAAACGCGACATGGTTGCAACCTTTGACCACTCCCGGCCAGCGCCGGAAGTTAACGAGCTGGACAAGTTCCGCACCGTTGGCGAACTCAACCATGCCATTTTGAACGGCGAAGCATCACCGGACCTTTATCGGGCGCTCGCTGACGACATTATTGCGAACAGCCCCGGCGTGAACCGCCCTAGCTGGGTCGAAGGCATCAAGCAGACCGTCAACTTCGGACGCCCAACCATCAGCGCCTTCGGTACCGTCGCGGTTCCGACCGGTGCCGGCACCACGGTCACCTGGGCAGTGAACGCTAACGACGAGTCCACGCTTGTCGGTAAGCAGACCACCGAAAAAACTGATGTCACGTCGGCAGTCTGGAACGTCACCAGCTCTACCGAAGAGCTTGTTACCTATTCCGGTGCTGCCGATATCAGCCTTCAGCTATTACGCCGCAGCTCACCGGCCTACCTGAACAGCTTCTATCAGGCCATGTACCGTGGCTACGCCATCACGACAGACACAGCTTGTGCTGCCGCTGTTGTAGCTGCCGCCACACCATCAGCCGGAATCTTTGTTCCCGGCACCGGTGACGCCAGCGACCTGCGGGCTGCCCTGTTCACTGCTTCAACCGAAATTGAGAACGCTACAAACATGCCAGCCGCGTTCGTACTCGTTTCATCCGACGTATGGGGCGAAATCGGAAAGCTCGACGGTCTGCTGCCCGTCCCGTATGGCACAAGCAACGTGTCCGGTACCGCTACCGCTTCATCGTTGCAGGTCAACGTTTCCGGCCTTCGCGTCATCCACGACCGCTTCTTGGCGTCCGGTTCGATCATCGTGTCGAACGACAGCACAGGCGACTGGCATGAGGATGGCCCGATCAACATGGAAGCCGCCGACGTAGCTAAGGCTGGACTCAACGCCGGCGTGTTCGGTATGGGTCTCTTTGCCGCTTACGTACCGGCCGGCATTGTCAAGATCAACGCCGCTGCCGCTGCCAAAGCCAAGTGACCCTAGACCGGTAACGAGTGAAAGGTAGCGATGGCTTTAAATCTTGAAACAATCGCTACCGACGTAGCTTCACGGTTAGGTATTGACGAAACAGCCGCGCTCATTAGCGTGACTGCCGCCGTCGATTACATCAAATCGGATACAGGCGCCGATGATGATGAGCTGTCGGATGACGACGCCCGGTTAACCGGGTACGGCGTGCCGCTTCTAGCGATGCGCATGTATCAGGACTCCCCCATACCGGGCGCCGTCTCCGACTTCGACCCGACCTACACCGGCCAACGCGTCCCCCGTGTGCTGTACACGCACCTAGAGGAATACTGGAACCATCTACGTCACAACTTCGGTATTGCATGAACTACGAAGAGCTAGCCCTAGTACTAGAAGAAGCCGGTATCCCTGTAGTGCGCCCCGGTGCGCCCGATAAAGGTTTGCCGTGTATCTCTATCGAACCGACCGGCATGGCAGTCATGGACGGTTACCGGGCGTTGTGGAACGAAACGAACATTGTCGTGAGGTATGCAATCGGTTCGGGTAACACGTTCAACTTCGACCAGCTCACAGACAAGACCGCCACCGTTGTCGGGCTACTAATGCACGAAAAAATAGCGCTAGAGCTTGAAATACCTGTTTACGGTCAAGCCGACGCCGCACAGCCCGCCCTCACCATGACTATCGGCTGCTCATTCCCATCAGATCACGAACTCTGCTAAACCCCCTACCACGAAACGAGACCCCCCAATGTCTGCCCCCATCATCAACTTCGGACGCGGCACAATCGCCATCGGCGCCACCGCTGACCCCACTGCACAATTCGAGTGCCAAATTCAGAACTTCACGATCACGCCCAGCCCGAACCTGATCCAGGTCGCCGGCACCTACTGTGAAGGCCCGACGACGCTGGCCCAAAAATCAACGTTCGCTATCGACATGGAATGGCTTTCGGACTGGGGTAGCGACGTATCTAACTCGCTGTCGCAGCTTCTCTGGGACAATGACGGGGAGCCGCTTCACTTTACGTTCACGCCTGAAGCTGAAACGCTGCCGGTAGCGTCCGGGCAGGTCATCGGCCAGGCCGGCACGTTCGGTGGTCCCGGCGACAACATTTGGACTAATTCCACGTCGCTGCCGTGCATCGCTAAGCCGACACTCACAGCCCGCCCGTGACCGGTGGCTGACCTAGAGCAGCAACTTAACGAACACTTCGGCCCGCTTGAGCGTGCCCTAGAAAACCATCAGCTAGAACGCGCCGCGTTGAAAGACGTCGGTAAGGTCGTTTCTAAATCCGCGCGCAAAGACTTAGCCGTAGCCATCGGGTCCGATCGCCGTATGCGTAACTTCCCGACTCGCGCTGCTGCCCCCAAATTCCAGGGCAAGGTCCGTTTCTCTACTAAGCTGGGCGAAGGCGGCAAGATGAAGTTTAGCCCCGCCGGGTTATGGGGCATTGTCGAAGGCGGTTCTGTCCGCAACGGTAACCATCCCGGTATCAGACCGTTGGCGCCGAACATCATCACCGACGTCGAGGCCCAAATCTTGCCGCTGTTCGAGGACGAAGTAGCGCAACGAACAGAAAGACTGCTGTAAACATGGCGAAATCGTCACGGTTCATCCTAGTCATTGACGCTGACGGCAAACCCGCACGCCAAGAAATCAGCAAACTTACAGACAGCGTTAAGCAGGCTGACAGCGAAGCCAAAACTTTCGGAAAGGGCGGATCGTTTGACGGCCTCATAGACGACCTGGGAGACGTTGACCTGTCCGTTAGGGGCATCACTAGCGCGTTGACCGGCAAAGCTGGGGCCGGTGTAGCTATTGCGGGGCTAGCGGGCGGCCTACTCGCTGCCGCTAAATCAGCAACTGAGGCCGCTATTGAGGTAGACGTACTATCTACGGCGTTAGACACCGACGTGGAAACCGCCAGCCGCCTAGCGACGGCGTTTGAACGTGTAGGCGTAGAAACAAACGACATCGCAGACATAGGTTTACAGATCTCCGGCGCCCTATCGGACGACGTAGATATGGCGGCCCGGCTAGGTTTAACTCTTCGTCAAGCTAACGACCCGGTGACAGCGTTACGGGCAGGTATTGACAACTGGGATTTCCTGACCGCTACGGAACGGGCCAGCGTGTTCGGTGAGGAAGGCGTACGTCAGATCTCGGCCATTATCGCGCAGGGCGGAACGCTAACCGAACTGTTAAACGATGTTGATGAGGCTACGGTCATCAGTGAGGAGGACGTAGCGCGCGCGCGAGAGTTAGATCTTGAAATAGCCAAGATGGAAGAAGGGTTAAAGGGAGCGGCGCTAGTAATCGGTCAAGAAGTCATTCCGCTTATCGGTGAAGCTGTTTCTTCTTTAGCTGAGGTTCGGGAGGGTCCAGATGAGTCGGGATGGACTTCGTTCGGTAGCAGTCTTTTTGACCTGTTCACGTCCACAAACGTTCAGTTGAAGCCGGTGATCGACAGCGTTAAAGATCTACGCGACAAGCTAAACAGCGTGACGTACGAAGATCTAGCGGCGCTTGAGAACAAGGTTTGGATATCGACAGGCGGGCAAAAACGCGCCATTGACGCGACAGCGGAACGCTGGGGAGCGATGGCCGACGCCGCTAAAGCCGCGATAGACGGCGTGGACGCTGAACTTAACGAGTCACGCAACGGCGCGCTAGAGAACTGGCGAAACGGTTTAAACATTGAAACCGAAACCGCCAAACTACAAGCGCTGATCCGTACCGCTATGAACGGGTCCGTAGAAGATATTCACACTGCAGAACAGGCCACAATCGACTGGCTGGGCCAACTCGAAAACGTTGATGAGGCTGCAATCGTTGACCTACGCACCGCGTTCAACGAAGGCGACCTGAAGGCAGTTGACGCCGAAATATTGCGTATTCAGCAAAAAGCCAAAATCCCCCTGTCAATTATTTACCAGGGGTTAGAGTTCAGTAACCCCGGCTACACCGGCCCCGGTGACCCGTCGTTCTGGTCGGCACCGGCACCGGCTACCAGTAACTTCACCGTCAACATGCCCCGATCAGCCACACCGCGCAGCGTAGGCCAACAAGTAGACCAATGGCGGCGCGTCAATGGCTAACGGCTGCCCCATCGGAAACACCGGATGGTCATTTGTTCTCGAAGGCTATTACAACGCTGACGCTATTCGCCGGTTCGGTACTGGCCTGTTCGGTTCCGGGCTATTC